ACTCCAACAGAGTCATTTACAGACATTGCATCTGGACGAGTAAAAAGTCTAAGGCCAAAATCAAGAGATATCTTGTTTAATAGGCTACAAGGCATATATAATACAGAGTCCAAAACAGACGATAGTCTATCGAGAAAGACTGGCATGAGAGCAAGATTAAAACAAGGTATATACAGAAGAGCTAGATTTTAAATGATTAGATATGCAAATCAACCAATAGATGATATTACAAACACAACTAGCCTGTCACAACAGGTTGGCTTGTGTTATTACGACCCAATAGATGAAACTTTAAAAGAGTTTAATACTATTCCATCTCATTTAATGTCCGTTAACCCATACGAGACAGTATTAAGAAAATATTACTTAGTTGCACAAACCAATGTTAGTACAGTATCAATTAGACTGACAGACTCTAGTAATTTAAATATATATTCAGCTAAGGTTATTATTAGTGACCTAGAACCAACAATAGCATTATTCAACACTCTTGGTAGCTTTAACAACTATGTGATTAGCAATCCAACTGCATACACATTAATACCAGTATGGATATTATTAACTTCGACAAGTGCTATTTCAACTATTTGTTCTTTAGAGATTGAGATTGAATATGAGTAATATAGACGTATCTGAACTAGTGGCATTTCAAAAGCAGATATATGAAAAAGTAAAACATACAACAGTGTTTTATAATAAGACGGAAAATCAAGACTTGTACGAAGCTATAATAAAAGTATTTGGTGACGACATACCAGATGGTCAGATAACACTAGACATGATGATTACATGTCTAGAGGTTGTTAAAAAAGCAGCGGCAAATAAAGCAGATTCAATTTTAGCTAGATTTTAATTATGGCAATACCATTTAGTAGTGGAACTAATTCCCAAGGCGCAGAGCAAAAAAGAGCAGATCTTTATATGCGTCAATATAAATACATGGCTGAAGACTTTGTATCTACAAAAGACTTTATTGCTTTTGAGGCTAAACTATATGCATGGATGCAATCCATTGAAACTAAATTGCAGGCATTATTTACAGCTGTGTCGAATCACACTCATCCATTAGTTCCTCATGTGCACACTATAGTTCCACATTTTCATATTTCCACAGCGCCAGGAATTCCTACTAGTCCAAACCTAATAGGAATAATAACTAATCCTAGTACGCCATATGTGATTGCAAAATCAATTCAATCAAGTGCGATGTTGTGGAGATATGGAGTTGTTCCAAAATACATTGGGACTACTGGACGTATACCAAACATAGCTGGCAATAATGTTACACTGTCTACTAAGATTGGAGTTGCAGAAGACCCAACACCACATCTAAGAAGAGCGTCAATTATACCAATACTACTAACACCTAATGTTCCAGAATATGTGCAATCCTTAATATGACGATAACATCAAATACAAATATTACAGAAGAGCTGCTATATGCAGCTCAAAAAATAGTTTCATTTTATGGAGACTCACTTCAATCAGAAATGTGCTTAGTGCAAGTTCCAATATCTGCGCTACTCGAAGCACAGGAATATATTGATAGAGCAGCTGTATATAATGATGCTGATAAAATTAACGGTAAGTCAGTTGACCAACTTCACAAAGATTTAAATGACTTTAGTGAGACACCATTAGCGGCAGCCATAAGAAATAGAGCGAATAGCAATTGTTTTAACTGCAAATTAGAATTTCCTAAAATTAGTGGTAAAGTATTTAAAGATGACTTAATAGGAAATATAGTATCGTTCCTAGGAAACGGAAACAATCTTTTAAGAAGCTCATCGTTTGGTATTGAAAAAGCATTACCAAATTTAGTTCTACTACTTTCATTCTTATGTATACCAGATTTAGCAAAATTATTGGCATTGTTATCTGCAAGACTTATGCTCTTAATATCTGGCATTAATCTTGGCAATTTTAATTTAGCTGGATTTATTATGGCTATCATTGGAAAGATATTGAGTAAATTATTTAGCTTTCTTAATGCAATGATTGAAATTGGTATGTCTCCAATACTATGCATTTTTGAAGCATTAAAAACATTCACAGATTTAATTCCAGGTACGGTAAAAGATCTAGTAGGACTAGTACCAGATGCATTACAGGGGGTAAGTGACACTGGTATACTGCAAGATATAAATCAAATAGTACCAGGTGCTCGTACAACTGGAAATATGATTAAATCCGACGCAATGACAAATACACTTAATAATTGGAAAGACAAAACAGATCGTTTTGATGGCTTCAAAACAATGATGACTGATGTTGGAAATACAATACCAGTAGCTAATCCAATAGACAGTGTATCAATACAAGAGCAATTTAACGTAATTGAAACAATTATGAGCGAAGCAGTTAACTCTATGTCTGAGCAAGTACAGAATATGCTTGGATTAAAAACATATTTTGAATGCGAAGCAAAAAGAAATGGAACATCATTCTCGGCGCAAATAGAAGGTGTGCAAAATATAATAGGATTAATAAATCTCATTAAACAAATCATTAAGCGTAAATCTGAAAATATTGCATATGCACAATTTATTGATAGTCCAACTCCAGCAGCAGATTTTACAGTAAAGGATATTGCAATTGTTATGTCTAATACAATAGATAAGGAAGTATCAATAGCAACAGCAGATAATAAAGATGTTGGAATTGTAATAGGTAAAAACAAGATACCTAATATAGACAATATGGATATTTTTAAATGCAATATGATAGACTTCATTAACAATAGTGATTACAATCAAATAATTAGTGAAGCAGCGCATACATCTACAACATATGGAGATGGATTAGAGCCAACAATACCAAAGATAGGCATTGAAGATGTATTTATCAATAAAGACTTTGCGTTTATACAAGTTAATGGAAGCAATATAGATAATGCAGCGGATAAGATAAAAGCAATAATAGATTATCTTGGTGTTATAACAGTGCCAAAACAAAGTACAAGTAATAACACAGGGCAAACACAATATCTAGATAAACAAGTGCCATTTAATAATACTGGCAAAATAAATATTGCAAACACATCAATTAATATTAAGGATATAGACATTAATGCTATATCAACAAAATTGCATCAGTTGAGTTAACACATGAATGACATAGTAGTATCGACAAATTATTCATCTAAGATGAATCAAAGTATTAACATCATGGATAAGATTACGACATTCAAAGTTCGTAATCCTATGCTTTCTTACTTTGCACCAACAAATGGAATAGATGGTTCTTATAGACCGCACGTATATGATTTATATGAGTATGGTCGCATTATGGATGTTGAATCATTTGTATGTAGAGCGTTTCTTAAAAAACGTACCCTTATGTTCAAAGAGGGATATGATTTATCGTCAGACAATGAATCAAATGCAAAATATATTAAGAAAAGATTAGCAGAGATTGCATATGTAAGTGGACAAACGTTTGACGCTCTTATAAGAGAAACATCTCATAATCTAGTTGTGTTCCACAATGCGTATATGGTTAAAGTGCGCAAACTTAACTCATCCTCTGGCGTAGTCAGAACAATTAACAAAACATCTTTACAACCAGTTGCAGCTTATTTTAATCTTCCACCAGAGAGTGTAGAAGTAAGAGTTGACTCATCTGGTACACCTGTTATGTATAGACAAAAAATACAAACTGGCAAATATGTAGAATATCCAGCAAGTGCAATATTGCACTTACATTACAATAAGCGAACAGGATTCGTAATGGGAACTCCACCATTAGAGCCTGTTAAAGATGACATCTTAGCTTTAAGACGCATTGAAGAATCAATCGAAACTTTAATCTATAAATCATTGTTCCCCATTATTCACGTTAAGGTTGGTAATGAAAAACAACCAGCTAAGAAATTTATGGATGGTACTTCTGAAGTAGAAATAGCTACATCATATCTAGACAAAATGGAAGACGATGGTGGTATTGTTACATCTGAGCGTGTAGAAATTAAAGCTATTGGAGCTGAGTCATTAGCACTAAGAGTTGAATCATACTTAAATCACTTCAAAGAGAGAGTGTTCATTGGCCTAGGTATGTCAGGTATTGACTTTGGTGTTGGCGACTGCTATTCAGATGACACAGAAGTTTTAACTGAAAGCGGATGGAAATTGCATTCAGATATTAATCACAGCATTGAAAAGATTGCCACATATAATCAAAGTACCAATTTAATTGAATTCGACTTACCAACTGGTAAATATGAAGGTACTTACAATGGAGAAATGATTGCAATTAAAAATAAACATACAGATATTTTAGTAACACCTAATCATGATTTGTTTATTAAGAAGCGTGAGTATCATGGTAATACAACTTTATGGAATAAGGTTAAGGCAAATGATGTCTACAATAATTGCGGAGAATTTAAAATAATTGAAAATGCTAAGTTTGCAAACATTGTAGAAAATTGTGACATAGTAAACATCACAACAGATAAAAAACATAAAGGTGCCCCAGTTAAAAGTGTCAAATGTAGCGTAAATGATTTTGCATCACTGTTAGGATGGTTTATTTCAGAAGGCTCTTTAAATAAAAGTTCTGCTAAAACTGGCCATTATAGATTTTCTATTTCTCAAAACGAAGGTTCTAAATTAACAGAAATAATTAGAGTGGTTAAAGCATGTGGATTAACATATGCATTGTCAAAAGATAAAAGAGATACAAATGTTAATGTTGTGGTTTACGGAAAAGCAATATATAAGCACTTGGAGCAATATATTGGTCATGGTGCATGGCATAAAAATTTACCACGATATGTCTTTGAGTGGCCAGAACAAGCGCGCCTTAATTTACTAAATGCCCTTATTGATGGTGACGGAACTAGACCGATAGATAGAGCTAACTCAGTAACTTATTTTACAGTAAGTAAAAAATTAGCCGACGATGTTCAGCAGCTAGCAATGAGCCTAGGCATGTACGCAAAAGTTAAATTGACAATACAAAGTGAAAATGCTTATGGCACCTATATTTATACAATACATATGGCAAAGACATACAATGATATTCTTGTGCGTACTATAACCAAAGATACAATGTCAAAAGTTCAATACACTGGAACTATATTTTGCTATACAGTTCCAAATGGATTATTTCTTACCAGAAGAAATGGTAAGACCACAATTCAGGGGAATTCAACAGGTAGAGCGACTGGTGAAGTATTATCTGAATCTTTAAAAGAGTCAGTTATAGATTATCAATACACAGTAGAAGAATTCATCACAGAAAAAATCTTTAATGAGTTGCTATGTGAGTCTGGTAGATATCAGTACGAGTATATGATTAACGACGATAACAAAGTGTATTTCCAATTTAATGATTTAGATGTACCTGGCATGATTAAGAAAGAGTCTCATCAATTAAATAAAATGACTCAAGGTGCACAAGGTATTAATGAAGCTAGAAAAGCTATGGGTCATAAACCTAAGTCTCCAGAAGAACTTAAGCAAATGGCTAAAGAGTTGCAGTACGATCCAAATGCTGAGCAAGCAGATAAGACTACTAGACATGGTATTAATACATCTGCGAAGACTGCTGAGAATGCACAAAAGGCTTCTGCAGAAACAGCTAAGGCTGGACATAAAGCTGCTCAAACAGTAACTACAAAAGTTAGTAAGTCTAAATCTAAAACAGGTTCATCTAACTTAACTAAGTCAATTACTAAGCCAGCTAATCAGCACAGTAACTCTGTGCAAAATATTCTCAATATAATAGATGGTGACAACTCATTTAAATATGGTAGGATATACAATATTATTAATGATGAAATACAATCACTTGATGAATCTATTGACATCAATACAGAGATCTGCGATAAATATATTGCAGATTGTATTACAACAATAGTAAAATATAGAAATTCATATAATGGCAATAACGTAGTTGACTTTATATCTACTCAAATATTATCATTAACACATCAAATTTTCGGAGCAATTAATGGACAATAAAAACTACTTCAGACTAAGAATACAGGATTCTGATATTCAGCGCATTAAAGACTCATCTGGTGATGTGGCTAAACTAACATCACTCAGAGTAAAGATGTCGGCAACGCATTCTGGTTTGGTTAATAAAAATTTTTGGTTTTATCCACCAAAGGGAATGTCTGATGGTGTTAATAGTTTTGTAACTCCATACAATAAACCAGTCACAACAAATCATGACCCTTACTCAGCGCCAATAGGTAGAGTAAAACAAGCTGACTACATATCTTATGGATTAAATCCATCATTAGAAAATGCAACAATAGCCGACAAAGGATATATTAAAAAGGTTAATGATTTTGTTAACTCAAAGCAATATAAAACAGTTGGCTACAAGGGTCTTGGTGAGATACAATTAATAGCAGAGATAAATGATGCGGATTCAATTGAAAAATTATTGGATAGACGTTATCTTACTGTCTCAGTTGGCGGTGATAGTGCTGCTGGTTATTGTTCTATTTGTGGCAATAACAAAATGCAAAGTGACTGTGGACATTATAGAGGACAAGTTTATGATAAACAGACTTGCTTTTATATTGCAGACACGTTAGATTATAGACATGTTTCATATGTAAGCGAGCCAGCGGACGAGAGTGCTATTTCTGAAGTTCTGGACAGCGATGAAAATACAACAATTGAAATCCTAGATTTCACAATAGGAAATAAGAGTAACGATATGAAGTTAACATTAGACCAATTAAAAGCTAAATACGGTACATATGCTGAGTTTACAGACTACATGCAATCTTTGAAAGTGGGTGCTTATGCATCTAAAGATAAGAATGATGCAGCTGCAGTAGTTGGATTCGTATTTGCAGATGAAAAGCAGATTCCAATTTTTGATAAAGAGCATTTGCTAATCGCCCACAAACTAATTCAAGATAGCCTTGAAGATTCAGATACTAAAACACAGATTCTTGACAACTTGGTTATTAAAGCTAAAGAGTCATTTAATGTAGATAGTATTGAAGATGCTTTTGCTGCATTAGCAAAAGATGCAGAACCAGCTTCAGTCATTGAACCATTTGTATTAACAGATGCACACTTAGATGCTATTGCATTAAAAGTAGTTGACGGACTGAAAAAAAGTGTTAATCTAGATGAGTCTTATACAGCGCAACGTATCAGAGCACTTGAGAAACATTCTACAGTATTAGAAGATTCATTCTCTAATCTAGAAAGTAAATATAAAAATAATGTAATGTTGCAAATCCTATCATTAGAAGATAGAATTGCAGACAAGGATAGAGAGACTGCACTTAGTGCAAGAAGCCTAGTTTCACTTGAAGACCATTTGGCAGATTTAGTAGTTGTTGCAAAACAACCTAAGACTCCAGCTGCAGAAGGTGAGAATCTGAATCCAGTTACGATTGCTGATGCAAATGGTACACCATCGACAGTAGAAGATACTGCTCCAGCTGTTACAACTACATCAACAGACGAAGTGCTTTCTATTAAACAAATACATGACGCGTACAGAGCAACGCTAAAAACACAAGGCTTTAAAGCTGCTAGCGCATATTTAGATGACCTTAAAGCTAATAATAAGCTTCCTAAGAATTTTACATTTTAATTGACGGAGATAATCAATAATGTATAGCGAATTTAGTATCCAAGGACAACCCAACTACAAACAATGGGACGACTGGGGTAAAATCACACCAAACTTTGAAATTTCTGAAGGCATCAGACCAGCAGGTAGCTTTAACCCTGCGCCTTACTTGCCATTAGTTAGATATAATGAATACTTCCGTGAATACTTTGTATTGTCTGCTGGTAAGCTTGTAGGATTTGATAGCGATGGCTATTTAGTTCCAGCTGGTTTGCGTAAGCAAGCTGCTGCATACAAAGCTGCTTTCGATGCTGCTGCTAACGTAGGTGCTGGTGTTATTGCTGGTGCTGCTGTTTCTGGTATCACAAAGTACACAGCGTTAGATGTTCAACAAGGTGTTAAGAACTCTGCTGGAGTTGCGGTTACAGTTGGTGAGCCAGTTGTTAAATCATATTTCACGTTGACAGCACAACCTGCTGTTGCAGTTCGTACAGTATCTAATCCAGTTGGTGCAGCAATGTACAACTTCTGGAGACATCCAGGTGGTGACGGTGTTAACCCAGCATTCTATAGAGTATCGAATTTTAACCTACAACATAAAGTAGCGTTTGTATGT